TCATCCTAGCAGCTTGGCCTCGACCTCGGCCATGGCGTTCTGGTGGTCGGGCGACGGGAACAGGTGGCCGTAGCGCTCCATGGTCATCTGGATCGAGGAATGGCCTGCGAAGGTCATCACCTCCTTGATCGAGAAGGCCTGCTCGATCCAGAGCGACACCGCGAAATGGCGAAGGTCGTGCCAGCGCAGCTTTACGCCGACCTCCTCCTGCAGCTTCCGGAACCGGGATTGCGTGTTGGTGTGCTGGAGGATGCCGCCGCGCGGCGCGGGGAAGACCAGCCCGAGGTCGCTTTTCGGGCAGCGCAGTTTCCAGCGGCGCAGCGCGTTCAGCACCATCGGCCCGGCGGGGATGTCGCGATAGCCCGCGCGCGATTTCGGCTCGCCCATCTGGTTGTAGGCGTCGGCGCGCTGGCGCACGTAGATGAAGCCCTTCTCGTAATCCACGTCCCGCCAGCGCAGGCCGCGCAGTTCCGAGGCGCGCAGGCCGGTCAGCGCCGAGACGATCAGGTGCGGTTTGAAGTCGTCGTCGGCCGCCTCGATCAGCGCGCGGATCGTCTCCTTCGACGGCACCGGCGCCTTGTAGTCGATCCGGCTCGACTTGATCACCCGCACGCCCTGTGACGCGTTGGTGAACAGCTGGCCGTTGTCGATGGCGTGGTCGAGCAGCAGCTTCAACACCGAGAGCGCGCGGCGGGTCAGATGCTCGGACCGGCCGTTCAGCAGCAGCCGGTCGCGGAACTCGTTCACGTGGCGGCGGGTCAGCTGGACGATCAGCCTGTCCCCGATCCCGACCTCGGGAACGGTGATGTGCAGGCGCACGTAGTCGCTGTAGCCGCGGAGGGTGGACCGCTCCATCCGCCGCCCCGTCTTGCAGCGCACCTCGCAATGGTCGAGCCACGCCTTGGCGGCGTCGGCAACCGTGATGCTCTCGCTGTCGGCCAGATAGGTGTTGTTGGCGACCAGCGAGCGGACCTTCACCAGATAGACGTCGGCGTCTTTCCGGCGCGGGAACAGCTTCGAGCGACGCTTGCCGGCCTGGTCGGCGAAATCCACCTGCCAGCGCACCAGGCCCGAAGGCAGTGTTCTCTTCCGAATCGTCGCCATCCGATTTTCCTCTTTCCTGACAATGCGCTGGGAGCCGTCAGCCTTCCGCATTGCCATCCTTCGCGCCGCACAGCGAGGCGAAACCGGCCGCCGCGAAAGACGGTAACAGATTTTTACTCCAAAACCCCCTTGAGCGCCAGATGTTTTGGACTTAATATCTGAAACCAGCTCAGGAGACCCCGCCGCGATGGCAAAGCTCAGCGACCTCATCCCCACCCTTGCGCAGGTGCTGCCGATGCCCGAGCAGACGGTGGCGATGTATGCGCGGCACCTTCGGGAGGCGCGCCTACTGTCGACAGGCGGGCGCGGACTGGGGGCGGCGAAGATGACAGCGACGGATTGCGCCCGTCTGCTGATCGCCATCATGGCCGCGGACCAGGTGAAGAACACCGTCAACGCCGTCGAGACCTTCTGGTCACTGCCGCTGGAGGAAATAGCACCGAAGCCAGTTCTCCCGGAGGATCAGCGCGAAGATTGGGCAAACCTTCCAGAGATCATCCTGGACATCATGATGCCGGATGGCGCCGGGGAGCAAAGCTTCGGGGAATCCGTCGCTGCGCTGATCGAGGCGGTGCGGCTCGGCATTCTCACAGAGACCATGGCGCATCTGAAGGACGCCACCTTGCGCGTCGAAATCGAGCGACGGTTCCACACCGGCAATATCGGCTTCCAGCACGACGACGGGAGGGGCTACCCGGAGGTCGCCATGCTCGCTCGGTTCTATCTACCGGAAGGGCCAGAACGGAAAAGAATTGAGGCCGAAAGCTACATCAGCGGCGGGGACGCGATGATCACCTTCGCCGTGACGCACCATACGATCAACCGCCTCGGCGCGTTGATCCGCAACTAGGAGGACAGGACATGCAGGAGCATTTGCGGGCTGGACCCGCCACAGGAGAGGCTTGCCCGACGCTGGCTGACGATCTGCTGTGCGGCGCGGACGCCATCGCAATCTTCGTCTTCGGCGACGCGAAGGCGCGGCGGAAGGTCTACTACTACGCAGGCGAGGCCAAGGTGCGGATGCCCACTTTCCGAATGGGCAACGTGATCTGCGCGCGGAAGTCGAAGCTCCTCGAATGGATCGAGCAGCAGGAGACCGCGCAGTGGCAATGAGAAACGCGCCGCTATTCATCACGCCCGACGACCACGTCCGCCATGGCAATGCGATCCGTCATTGCCGAGCCGAGATGCTGGACCCGGTCGAGAAAGCGATTTCCAACACGGCCCATCATGCACAGGCCCGGAAGTGCCTGGTCGAGCTCGACCGCCTGCGGACCGAACTGGAGATCCATCTCCACGGAATGGTGCCGCCACGGCACGATCCGCGGCACCTGAGGACGTCGGTCTACTCCGCTCAGTGCACCTTTTTCTGGAGATGGCTCGCCCGGGAGGACCGTGCGCGAGATGCATTCGCGAGCTGGGACGTGGGGTACTGAGCCATGGAGGTCGCCATCCGCATGACAGACGATCAGGCGGGCGCCGACCCGGTGGCGGATGCGTCCACCGCGGCGCCTTCCTCCAGCGCGCCCGCAGATCTGACAGACCTGCGGCTCGCGCTCCACCGGCACGGCTATCGTCCGATCCCGGTTCTGGGCGCGCATGTCGCGATGAAGGGCGCGGGCAAGCGGCCGATGATGAAGGGCTGGGAAACGGTCTGCGCCAGCGCCGACGAAGCCGAGATCGCCCGCTGGACAAAGGCGCAGCTCAACTGCACCAACACCGGTCTCCTCTGCGGCGAACTGGTCGGCGTCGACATCGACGTGCTGGACTGCGGCCATGCTCACCGGCTGACGTGCATCGCGACCGAGATGCTCGGCATGTCGCCTGCCGCCCGGATCGGCCGCGCGCCGAAGATCCTGCTCGTGTTCCGCACCGATGCGCCGTTCGACAAGGTGCAGACCAGCGAGTTCCACATGCTCGACGGTACGGTGGCGCGGGTCGAGGTGCTGGCGACAGGACAGCAGTTCGTGGCCTTCGGCATCCACCCCGACACGAAGGCGCCCTATCACTGGCCCGAATGCTCGCCGCTCGATGTGCCGCTGCACGAGCTGCCGGTCGTCAGCCGGGACCGCTGCACGGCGTTCATCGCGGCGGCCGAGGATTACCTGCGCAAGGTCGGCGGGCAGACCACCGCCGACCGGCGCGAGATCGACCGCGAAGGGCGCAAGGCCGCCGGGCTCAAGCAGAAAGAAGCCCCGTCGCGCGCGCTGATCGAGGAAGCGGTCGCCCATATCCGCAACGACGAACTGCCCTACGACGACTGGATCAAGGTGGGGCTCGCGCTCTATGCATCGCTCGGTCCCGACGGACGCGACCTGTGGGAGACCTGGTCGGCCGAGGCGTCGAAGAACGACCCTGCCTACACCGCCGAGAGATGGGACGGCTTCGCCAGCGTGCGCAGCGTCACCGTTGGTACGCTTTTCTGGCTGGCGCGGCAGAACGGTTGGCGGGCGGAAGGGGCGAGATGGGTTCGGGAAGCGCGCGCCGCCAGACCTGCGGTTGACGCAGAGGAGGAAGAGCTCGGCGGCGACGGTCGCCCGGTGATCCGCATCCTTGCCGGTTTCCTGCACGAGACCGTGGACATGGCCGAGGGCGCGCTGATGCAGGCGGGGCTCGGCTACTATCAGCGCGGCAGCATGGTGGTGCGCCCCGCCATGGTCCCTGTCGCCATCGCGGACGGACGCAAGATCGACGCGCCGCGCCTCGTGGACGTTAAGGCGCACCACATGGCCGAGGCCTTCACCCGCGCCGCCAACTGGAAGCGGTTCGACAAGCGCGAGGGCAAATGGTTGCTGACCGACTGCCCGCACAAGATCGCCGAGACCTTCCTCGTCCGCGAGGGTCTGTGGCGGCTGCCGGTGCTGACCGGGATCATCAACTGCCCGACCCTGCGGCCCGACGGCTCGATCCTCGATCTGCCCGGCTATGATGCGCAGACCGGGCTGCTGTTCGACCCGCAGGGTGTCCGCTTCCCCGCGCTGCCGCGCGACCCAGACCGGGCGACGGCCCTGCGTGCGCTGGGCTTCCTCAAGGATCTGATCTCGACATTCCCGTTCGTCACGGACGCGGACCGCTCCGTCGCGCTCTCCGGGATCCTCACCGCGCTCATCCGGCGGTCGCTGCCAACCGCGCCGCTGCATGGCTTCAACGCGCCGACGGCCGGGACGGGCAAATCCATGCTGGTCGACTTGGCGAGCCAGATCGCCACCGCCCGCCCCGCGCCGGTGATCGCGCAGGGCAAGTCCGAGGAGGAGATGGAGAAGCGGCTGGGCGCGGCGCTCATCGCAGGCGACGTGCTGATCGCCATCGACAACTGCGAGGAACCGCTGGGCGGCGAGCTGCTGTGCCAGACCCTCACCCAGACCAGCCTGAAGGTCCGGATCCTCGGCAAGTCCGTCAACGCCGAGGTGCCGAGCAACGCCGCCGTCTTCGCCACCGGCAACAACCTGACCCTCGAGGGCGACATGACCCGCCGCGCCATCCGGGCCACACTTGATGCTGGCGTCGAGCGACCCGAGCTGCGCGCCTTCGACCGCGATCCGCTCGCCATGGTGAAGGCCCAGCGCGGCGATTACGTCACGGCCGGGCTGACGGTCCTGCGCGCCTACCATATCGCCGACCGTCCGCAGCAGCGCGCGCCGCTCGGCTCCTTCACCGACTGGTCGCGCTGGGTCCGTGACGCCCTGATCTGGCTGAGCGACGCCGATCCCTGCGACACGATGGAGGGCATGCGGGGCGCCGACCCGAAGCTGGAGGCCCTGACCGCGGTGCTGGAGCAATGGCGCGTGGTGATCGGCCTGGACCGGGTCAGCGTCCGCGAGATCATCGAGCGCGCCACGGAACAGCGCCAGCAGCTCTACGGCCGGTCGGAGTTCATACACCCCGAGTTCCGCGAGGCCCTGCTGCGCGTGGCGGGCGAAGGCGGGGCGATCAACGGCGGGCGGCTCGGCAAGTGGATCGGCGGGCACCAGAACCGCATCGTGGGCGGGCTGCGCTTCGTCTCGGCTGGCGTGTCGGCAGGGCGCGCACGCTGGCAACTGGAGATCGCGGAGACCGGAGCGGCGCCGATCAACAACGGTTCTGAAATTCTCCGGAGCCATGCCGATGCGTGACGCTCATTCCCGATCTGTCTGGTGGGTTTGGTGGGTTTGGTGGACTTGTCTCCGGCCAAATCTGTGTTTGTCGCCCGAAGTGTCAGCGACGTGGAACGTCGCTACACGTGACGTCATGCATCATGCCAACATGCATGACATGACAGTTTACAGGAACGGGACAGATCACCCCCCCAATCTCCACCATCCCCACCAGACAGATCGTCAACCGGCGGGACGGATCGGCACGCCCCGCGACAACTTCAGAACCGTCGTTAGCAGACGGAAACGATGGATCGCAGGCCGCCGGGCGGTTCCTCCCGGGCCGATCCGTATGTGGGGACCCGCAGCGCATGACCCCGCCAGCGTCAGGGGGCGGAAATGACTAAACTCGACAGCCATGAGACCAAGACCGCCTTTGCCGCCCGCGTCGGGCTGACCAAGGGCCGCATCTCGCAACTGGTGGCCGAGGGCCTGCCGGTGCGCGCGGACGGGCGGATCGACGTGGCGGTGGGGCTCGCTTGGATCGAGGACAACCTCGACCCCGCCCGCCGCAACAGGGGCGGTGCCGCCGTCCCCACTCGCGCCACGACCACGCTGGCCGAAGCCAAGCGGCTGCATGAGATCGTGAAGGTCCAGCGCGCCAAGCTCGCGTTCGAGCGCGAACAGGGCCAGCTGGTCGAGACCGCCGCCGCCACCAGGACCGTGTTCGCCCGCGCCCGTGCCGAACGCGACGCGCACATGGCGTGGGTGCAGCGCACGGCGCCCCTGCTGGCGGCCGAGCTCGGCGCCGATCCCCGCGCCACCTTCGCCGCCCTAGACCGGATGATGCGCGAGCATCTCGAACACCTGGCCGACCTGCCCTTGGGGAGTTTCGGCGATGGTGCCTGACATCGATCTCGCCTGGCGACGTGGTATCCGCCCAGAACCGCCGATCCCGGTTTCGTACTGGGCCGACCGGCATCGCATCCTGCCACCGACCTCGGCCGAACCCGGCCGCTGGCGCACAGACCGCACGCCCTATCTGCGCGCGGTGATGGACGCGCTCTCGACGGCGAGTCCTTACGAGCGCGTCGTGCTGATGAAGGGCGCGCAGACCGGCGGCTCGGAGGCCGGGCTGAACTGGCTGGGCTACATCATCCAGAACGCACCCGGCATCGCCATGCTGGTCATGCCCTCGCTCGACATGGTGCGCCGGAACACCACCGTGCGCATCGACCCGCTGATCGAGGCCACACCCGCGCTGCGAGAGCTGGTCGCCGCGCCCCGCTCCCGCGACGCCGGGAACAGCCTGTTCCGCAAGTCCTTCCCCGGCGGCCAGCTGGTGATGACCGGGGCTAACTCCGCTGTCGGCCTCCGCTCCACGCCCGTCCGCTACCTGTTCCTGGACGAGGTGGACGGCTATCCGGGCGACGCCGATGGCGAGGGTGATCCCGTCGATCTGGCGGTCCAGCGCACGGCGACCTTCCGCGGGCGGCGCAAGATCTACATGGTCTCGACGCCCACGCTGAAGGGCCATTCCCGTATCGAGGCCGCCTTCGAGCACAGCGACCGGCGCTTCTACCACGTCCCCTGCCTGCATTGCGGCGACATGGCCCCGATCACCTGGGCGCGCATCCGCTGGCCCGAGGGGCGGCGCGACCAGGCGCATCTGGTCTGCGAGGCCTGCGGCGGCATCCACCACGAGCACGAGAAGCCCCGCCTGTTGGAGGCGGGCGAATGGCGCGCGACCGCCGAGGGCGACGGCCGCACCGCGGGCTTCCACCTCTCCGCGCTCTATTCTCCGTGGGAGACATGGGCCGAGATCGCCGCCGAGCACGGCCGCGTCCGCAAGGACCCCGCGCGCCTGCAGGTCTGGGTGAACACCAAGCTGGGCGAGTCCTGGGAGGACCAGGCGGGCGACACCGTTCCGGCCGACCCGCTGATGGCGCGGCGCGAGGACTGGGGCGAGGCGCTGCCCGCCGCCGTCGCAGTGCTGACCGCAGGCGTCGACGTGCAGGGCGACCGGATCGAAGTGCAGATCCTCGGCTGGGGCCGCGACGAGGAGGCGTGGGTCGTCGACTACCGCGTGCTCTGGGGCGACCCGTCCGGGCCGCGCCTGTGGGCCGATCTCGACATGGTGCTGCAGGCGACCTTCCCGCATCCCGTGGGACTCGACCTGCCGGTGCGCGCCGCCGCCATCGACACCGGCGGCCATCACACCAAGATGGCCTACGAGTTCTGCCGCACCCGCCTCGCCCGGCGCATCTGGGCGATCAAGGGCCGCGGCGGGCCCGGCATCCCGGTCTGGCCGCGCCGCCCCACCCGCACGAACAAGGGCAAGATCCCGCTGTTCATCGTCGGCGTGGACGCCGTGAAGGACGCGGTCTACGCCCGCTTGCGCCTCACCGAACCCGGCCCCGGCGCGATCCACTTCCCGCGCCGCCTCGACGCCGACTACTTCCGTCAGCTGACCGCCGAGCGCGTCGTCACCCGTTTCGAGCGCGGACGCCCCATGCGCTCCTGGCAGCCCAAGCGCGACGGCGAGCGCAACGAGGCCCTCGATACCTTCGTCTACGCCCACGCCGCCCTGCACGGGCTTATCAGCATGGGCCTCAGGCTGAACGAGGAGGTGAACATCGTTGACAAGATGATCGGTGGGGTCTCAGGCAATGGACAGCATGGACCTGGCGTGCCCGCCATCATCAGATCACGATGGTTGGCTTGATCCATGACAGACGGATTACGCGATGCGCGGGCGGCGACTTGTGCTACAGCCTATTGAGCGCCTAGGCCGCCTCTTCTTCAGGCGGGTAGAGGTCGACGAGTTTTCGGTGCAGCGTCTGGATCGCGGCGAACCCAACTTCGTCCGACAGCCCGCGAATGTCGTAATCGCGGCAGAACGCGATGTCGCTGGCCGACATATAGTACTCTTTCACCAGTACTTCGCCAATCTGCTGGGCGTCATCGGTGTATTCGCGTTCCTCAGGGTCCTGTGAGGAGATCAGGAAAGCCCTGTAGCCTTCGCCGATGGCCGGGGCGCTATGGCGCTGAATTTCCTCGACAGTGCGCAGTACGTCGCGCACCTTGCGAGCCAGTTCCTCTTCAGAGTTGAAGAAGATGTTGCCATTGGCGTGCGCGGTGTCGTTGCGTTCATCCACCAGCTTGGCATAGGTGCCGATCTTGGCGTTGTCGCATTGGATCAGTTTCAAGAACCGCAATACCGACCGCTCGTTGACGGCGCTGAACACGAATGGCGACGATGCCGACATCAGGTTCTTTTCAACATCCTTGCTGAACCCGACCATCGCTGTCTCGAACGGGCCGGGGCGGATCAGCCGAATCTGCCAGATATTGAAATAGACAAAGCTCATCACCAGCATGTGGTAGGCGAGGAAAGCGAATTGATACTTTCCGTGCTCGACATTGGTGTCGAAGGCCTCCCAGAGGAACCGGACATAGTCGCGTTCCTTGGGCGTGCGCCAAGACATCGGCAGATAGGTCTGCAGACGGGCGGCCTCTTCGATCATTCGGCGGCCTCCCCCTTGGCCTCGCCCCAGACACGGGCGATGGCGGCGTCGATCTTCTTCTCGAAGCGTGCAATCAGGTCGCGGTTGCCGTTTACGAGGGCTTGCTCAGCCTCGATTTCTGCGGCGATTGCGGTTTGCGTCTCAAGATCGGGCAAAGGAATCAGTTCGTCCTCGACAGTTGTCTTCCTCATGGACGGCGGTTGCGCCGTGCTCGCCCATTTAGACAGATCAAAATCGGCGAGCCAGTAATAGAGAAACATCCCGCTCAGCGCTGATTTGTCTGGGACAATACCCATGACGTTGTTGTCGAACGTCGACGGCTTCGTCAGGATGCGCTTCTTGTTCGTCGCGATAGCTGCGCCAATCTTAGGAAAGATGATCGTGCCCTCAGGAAACGCTTTGGCACGGAGTTCGGAAAGGGTCGCTTGGGAGACCGTGTTGTTCCAAGACACGATGAAGGTTTCGTTTCCTGGAAGGTTCATGTCACTGACCTTCAAGAAGGGAAATTCTTCTCCAGAGGAACCTTGGTGATCGAGCGGAAAGCCAAATCCACTGTCAACTCTGGCAGCATCCCCTAATCGAACCAGCGGCCACTCAGGATCAACCGGGATGTGTGGGCGGTAGTTGTCGAGGACGGCGCGGGCTCCGTCGATGACACGCTGATAGCCCTCGACCTCGGCCACAATCTCGCGCTGCACGTCAAGCGGCGGGAGGGGTAGCTTAATGGCCGAGACATTCTTGACCGTGATCATCGGAATACCGACGCCCTCGGTGATCTCTTCGAAATCAAAGGCACGCAAGAACCGAAAAAGATACTCGGTAGAGATTTGTGCCTCGTCTGCCGTGACTACGATTGTCGTCTGGGTAGCCGTGAAGTCGTCAATGTTCGGGTGCTTGATCGATCCTATCGTGCCGCGCGCTCCGATCACGAGGGTGTTGCGCCCAAAACTCAACTTTGTGTTTTCCGTGTAAGCCCAAGGCTTGTCGGAGCTATCAGCGCTGAAGATGGGTCTACCGTGGCCCGTGAGGTCTCCTTTGATCAGGGTTTCACCCATTCGGATGGAAGCAATTTCGCCGAGTGACACAATCGGGAAAGACGACAATCGTTGCTCGGCCAGCGAATATCGCTCTGCGCTCAGATTGTAGTCCCCGCCCTCTGCGAGTCGGGCACGCTCCACCGCTCTGCCGAGGTTGCTTTCCAACCCCTCACCGCCACCGGCCCGCGCAGCCTGCAACCAAGCCCCAAGCTCGGCCTTCACCTGCGCCAGTTGCGACCCTTTCACCGCCTTGCGCTGTGCGCCAAGAGCGAAGCCGTCATTCTCGATTTTGAAGAAGGCAACGTGTTTACTCGCCTTGGCCACCGCCCGATCAAGGATAAGGACCGAAGTCTTCACGCCCGAATAGGGGTTGAACACGCCCGCCGGCAGCGAGATGACGGCGGCGAGGTGGTTTTCGACCAGCATCTTGCGCAAGGCCACATAGGCGCTCTGGCTCTGGAAGATGATTCCCTCGGGCACGACAATGGCGGCGCGACCGTTCGGCGTCAGGTGCTCGGCGATATAATCGACAAACAGCACCTCGCTGCGCTTGGATTGCACCCGAAAGCGGGTGTGCGGCTTGATCCCGCCTTTCGGCGACATGAAGGGCGGGTTGGCGAGGATGACGTCGGCCATCTCGGTCCATTTGTCTTCGCTGGTCAGGGTGTCGTATTCCTCGACCTTCGGGTCGGCGAATCCATGCAGGTAGAGGTTGACGAGCGACAGGCGCACCATGTCGGGCGAGATGTCATAGCCCTTGATACTGCGGGCGAGGCGGGTGCGGTCGTCGGGCTGCAGTAGATCGCCAGGATAGCGCATGGGGCTTTCCAGCGCCTGTTCGGCGGCGTCGCCCTCGGTGCTGGTGCCGTTACCGTTAGCCACCCCGGTCGAGTTCTGTTTCAGGATGTGTTTGTAGGCCGAGATCAGGAAGCCCGCCGTTCCGCAGGCCGGGTCCAGGATGACCTCGGTCTTCTTCGGGTCGATGATCTCGACCATGAAGTCGATGATGTGGCGCGGCGTTCGGAACTGGCCCGCGTCGCCCTGGCTGCCCAGAACCGAAAGCAGGTATTCGAAGGCATCGCCCAGCCGTTCACTGTGGTCATAGGTGAACGTGTCGATCTCGCGCAGGAAGGCGCGCAAGGTCTCGGGGTCGCGGTAGGGCAGATAGGCGTTGCGGAAGATGTCGCGGAAAAGCTTGGGCAGGCCCTCATTCTCGACCATCTTCGTCAGGGCTTCGGAATAGGTGTTGAGCATGTCCTGCCCGGACACGCCGGGGGCAACGAGCTTCGCCCAACGATAGCGTTCGTAATCCTTGGTGAAGAAGCGCCGCTCGCCGCCCAGTTCCTCGGCTTCAAGGTCCATGTCATCCATGAACTTGTAGATCAGGGCGATGGTAATCTGCTCGACTTGGCTTTTAGGGTCGGGCACCTTGCCCACAAGAATGTCGCGGCATGTGTCGATGCGGCGCTTGGTGTCGTTGTCGAGCATGGCGGGTCTTTCAGAGGAAAGGATTCAGGGACACATAGTCCTTGATGTATTCGGGGATGCGCTTACGCCACGGGGCGGGTACCTCCTTGAGGTCGCGCGTGGTGAAGGTGGGGTTTACGTTCAGATCGGCAAAGTGGCCAGCGTCGATTTTGGCGCGGACGTTCGCGTCGCGTATATAAGCTTCGAAGAAGTAGCGCATTTCACGAATGCGGTCGGCCTGTTCAGGCTTCTGATCGGCGAGAAATTTCTGAAACTCGTCTTCGATCAGTTCCGCCTTGCTCTTGAAGGCAGGTATGAAGCCAAACGCTTTTTCGATCAGTTCACGCACCGAAATGCGGCGATCAACTCCAGCGGCATTGCGCAGTTTCTCGAGGGTGTAAAAGTCGTTCGGCTTGTCGAAGATTTCCTCGATCACATGACGGGTGGCGGCCTCCCAGCTCTGAGCGGCGACAAGTTCAGCCAGCTTGGGATCGGCGCGGGCGGCGTCTTCAAACCTGCCGAAAAGCTCCCGGTCGATGCGCATGCCGTGCGCGCCGATCTGGGTCTCGACCTGGCTCACGACGTCGTCAGGGTCGAAGTGCTCGTAGGAGCCAAGGCCCCCGTTCAAGGTGGAATCGCCACCACCGTCGTCGCCTCCACTGGAAAGCGGCATCGCCGAAGGCGTGGGCAGCTTCAGTTCCTGATCATATTGGAATTTCTCTTCGAAGTATTCGCAGTTGGCGAAGAAATCGAAGAGCCGGAAGACGGTCTTGTTCACTGCTCCAAGCGCCGCCTTGCGGGCGGGGTCAAACATCTCTTCGGTGTGGTTGTGCTTGCGGGTGCCACGCCCCTTGATCTGCACGAAGTCAGAAGGCGAGAAGACCGGTCGCATGAGCGCGAGGTTCAGAAGGTCGGGGCAGTCGTAACCGGTGGTCATCATGCCCACGGTCACGCAGATGCGGGCGCGGCTGGTGCGATAGTTCTCGGCGAAATCGCTGTGCCCGCCGAGGTTGTTATTGGCGAAGTTCACCGTCATGCGCTGGGCGTCGGCGACGTGGCTTGTGACCTGCATGGCGAAGTCGGATTTGTAGCGCCCCGGCCAAAGCTGGTCGGCCATCTCGTTCAATATTTGCACAATCTTTGCGGCGTGGTTCTGGCTGACAGCGAAGGCGATGGTCTTGCCGAACTCGCCCGAAATCGGGTCGCGCAATCCATGCTCCAACAAGGTCTTGCAGAAGGCGCGGTTGGTTGGCTCGGCGAAGAACTTCTTCTCGAAGTCGCGGCCTGCGAATGCCTCTTCAAGCTCGTTGCCTTCCTCGTCGGAGGTGGTGACAATGAAGCCCTGGTCGGACAGGAGTTGTGTTGTCACCCCGGTGCGCGCATCAACCACATACGGGTTGATGAGGAAGCCATCCTTCACCCCGTCCAGTAGCGAATAGCGGAAGGTCGGTTCACCACTCTCGCAGCCGAAGGTGCGGTAGGTGTCGAGCATGGTTCGCCGCTCGGTCTCGCGCGGGTCACGCGTGGCGGTGCCACCCGAATGCTTGAGGTAGTCCTTTGGGGTGGCGGTGAGGCCGAGCTTGTAGCCGATGAAATACTCGAAAACAGCGCGAGCATTTCCCCCGATGGAACGGTGTGCTTCGTCGGAGATGACCATGTCGAAATCTGTGGGTGAAAAAAGCCGCCGATACTTGTCGTTGAAGAGCAGCGACTGCACCGTCGTCACCACGATGTCGGCCTTACGCCAATCGTCACGCTGTTCCTTATAAATAATCGAGGTGAAGTCGTTTCGCAGATAGGCTTTGAACGCCTTATCGGCCTGTACCTCCAATTCGAGGCGATCAACCAGAAACAAAACACGGCGTGCGTTCCCAGTCTTGAGGAATAGCTTGATGATAGCGGCGGAAGTCAGCGTCTTGCCCGTCCCGGTGGCCATCTCGAAGAGGAAGCGCGTTGCGCCCTTCTTGGCGTCCTCCTGAACGCGTTCGATGGCGCGCTGCTGGTATCGCCGCAGGAACCGTAGCTTGGCCCTGTCGATGAAAGCGCTACGCTCTGCCTCGACCTTCCAGCCAGCCTCTTGAGCATAGCCTGGCATCTGAGTCAGGGCGATGTAGTCGAGGCCAACTTGCTCATTTGCCAGCCGATCTGCGTCGGGCGCAAAGGCGTAATGATTGCCGATATCTGTAGGACTGGGAAATTTGGTAATGACAGCAGGGTTTCCCTGCTCCAAATCCCAGAGATAATGGATGTTGCCGTTGCTCAGGATGACGAAGCGTGCATTTTGGGATCGCGCATACTTTCGCGCCTGTTCTTTTGCAGATAGAGGATTCTTGCTTTCAGCTTTTGCCTCTAAGACAATCAGCGGCTTGCCATTCTCGTCCAGAAGCAGAAAATCTACAAAGCCATTCGCCGCTTTCTCAAGGTCGTCGCCGAGGGCATAAAGATCCTCGGCCGTGAGTTTGACGTTGGGCTCCAAGACAACGTTTGCACGCCCATTTTCATCATCGAAGAAGCGCCAGCCAGCACCCTCAAGGAGGCGGTTGATCTTGATCCGCGCTGTCGCCTCCTTCAGTGGCAAGTAATCTCTCCCCGTTACATCAAGACCTTTCTCACCTATTTCGCAGCAATCTCAAACCGATACAAGACACGCTGCTTACGATTGGCCGCCTGAGAAGGGCGAACTTTCCCAAACATTCCCAATAGCTTGAGGGTCCGTTTCGGGCGATTCTCCCGCCCATGCGGACCTTCCTACATCGCCTTCTCGGCCTCGCGCGCGCTCGCGGCTTCGACGCTGCGGGTGGCGGGCGGCGTTGGGAGGGGGCGCGGACGGTCGACGGGCTGAACGCGGCGATCCTGGCGGGCGCGACCACGGCGGCGCGGCGGGCCGGGTGGTATGCTCGGAACAACCCGTGGGTCGCGGCGGCGGTGGACAGCCTGGTCGGCAATGTCGTCGGCGCCGGGATCAAGCCGCAATCCACCCACCCCGACCGCGCGGTGCGCGAGCGGCTACAGGCGCTCTGGCTGAGCTGGACCGATCACGCCGCCCCGGACGGGCTGGCCGATTTCTACGGGCTTCAGGCCATGGCCGTGCGCGCGATGGTCGAGAGCGGCGAGAGTTTCGCCCGGCTGCGGGTGGCCAGCGACGCCGCCACCATTCCCCTCCAACTCGAGCTTCTGGATCGCGAGCAGGTTCCCATGGACCTGCACCGCGAGATCGGCGGCGGGGCGCGGATCCGCGCGGGCATCGAGTTCGATGCCGCCGGTCGCCGGGTCGCCTACCGGGTCTTGTCCTCCCGCCCCGGCGATCCGCTGGGGTCTCTCCGCATGGACCCGCTCCGCGTCCCCGCCGCCGATTGCCTGCACCTGTTCAAGCCGCTCGCGGCGGGCCAGCTGCGTGGGATCACCTGGCTCGCGCCGGTGCTGCTGCGGCTGCACGAGCTCGACCAGTTCGAGGACGCGGCCCTCGTGAAGGCCAAGGTCGCGGCGCTGTTCACCGGCTTCATCACCGACCCGGACGGCACGGCGGGCGGGCTCTCAGGCACCAATACTGGCGGCGCGCTGACCGTGGGCATGGAGCCCGGCAGCCTGATCCCGCTGCCGCCCGGCACCGACATCCGCTTCTCAAACCCCACCGAGCACGACGCCTACGCGCCCTTCGTGAAGAACCACCTGCGCGCCGTCGCGGCGGGGCTCGGTCTGCCCTACGAGCTGGTCTCGGGCGATCTGGAGGGCGTCACCTATTCCTCGATCCGCGCGGGGCTGATCGAGTTCCGCCGCCGCGTCGAGCAGCTGCAGCACAACGTGGTCGTCCACCTGTTCTGCCGCCCGGTGTGGGAGCGGTTCGTCCGTCTCGCCGTGCTGACCGGCGAGCTTCCCGCTCGGGACTTCGACCGGAGCCCGGACGCCTATCTGGGGTGCGAATGGCTGCCGCCGAAGTTCGACTACGTCGATCCGATGAAGGACGTGCAGGCCGAGATCATGGCGATCGGCGCGGGACTCAAGAGCCGGTCCCAGGCGATCTCCGAGCGCGGCTACGACGCCGAACAGGTGGATGCCGAGATCGCCGCGGACCGCGAGCGCGCGGAGGGGCTGGGGCTCGCCTTCGGCCACACGGCAGCGCCGCAGCAGAAGGAGGCGGCCGATGGCTGACACAGCCACCACCCCGGCACCGACGCGCTCAAACGTCGGGAACGACAACGTTTGCCTTCTGACCCGCCGCGCGACGCTGGCGCCCGCGACCGCCGATCCGGAGGCCCGCACCGTGGAGGTGATCTGGTCCACCGGCGCGCCCGTGCGCCGCCGCGACATGGCAGGGCAGTACATCGAGCGGCTGAGCCTCGCGCCCGAGGCAGTGGACCTCTCGCGCCTCGAAGGCGCCAGCGTGCTGGACGCGCACCGCCAGACCGCCGTCCGCGATGTGCTGGGCTCCGTCCGCAGCGCCACCGTTGACGGCAAGCGCGGCACTGCCGTCATCCAGTTCTCGGCCCGGCCCGAGGTTGAGCCCGTCTGGCAGGACGTGCTGGCGGGCATCCTGCGCCATGTCTCGGTCGGCTACTCCGTCGAGGACTGGGCCGAGACCACAGAGAACGGTGCGCGCGTGCTGACCGCCGTCCGCTGGACCCCTCACGAGATTTCCCTGGTGCCGACGCCCGCCGATCCCGGCGCCCACATTCGCATGGAGACAGAGATGACCGAGACGACCACCCGCGAGGCCGCCGACACGGCGCCGACCACCGAGACCCGCGCCGAGGCCAACGCCGAGATCCGCTCCATCGCCCGCATCGCCGGGCTGGACCAGTCCTGGATCGACGGCCAGATCGACAGCGGCGCAGATCCCGACACCGCGCGCCGCGCGGCCTTCGAGGCGCTGGCGCAGCGATCCGCACCCGCAATCCGCACCGAGCAGGTCCGCGTCGAGATGGGCGAGAGCCAGGACGACCCCGCGCTCCGTGCCCGGCAGATGGGCGAAGCGCTCTACGCCCGGATCAACCCGCGCCACCAGTTGAGCGAGCCCGCCCGGCGCTACGCCTATTCCACGCCCGTGGACATGGCAAAGGAACTGCTGACCCTCCGCGGCGAGTCGACAATGGCGCTGTCGCCCGCGAGCCTCGTCACCCGCGCGCTGCACACCACATCGGACTTCCCGATCATCCTCGGGGACACGGTCGGCCGCGTATTGCGCGACGCCTACCAGGCGGCACCCTCGGGCATCCGCCGCCTCGGCCGCCAGACCACGGCGCGGGACTTCCGCGCGGTGAACAAGATCATGCTGGGCGAGGCTCCACTGCTGGAGAAGCTCAACGAACACGGCGAGATCAAGGCCGGGACGATGGCCGAGGCGCGCGAGGCCTACAAGGTCGAGACTTGGGCGCGGAAGATCGGCATCACCCGGCAGGTGCTGGTGAACGACGACCTCGGCGCCTTTGCGGACCTCGCCCGCCGCATGGGCCAGGCCGCAGCCGAGACTGAAGCGCGGATCCTCGTGACCCTTCTCGAGGCGGGCAGCGGCAACGGGCCAACCATGTCCGACGGCAAGACGCTGTTCCACGCCGACCACGGCAACAAGGCGGGCACCGGGGCCGTGATTTCCGACGCGACTCTCTCGGCCGCCCGGCTGGCGCTGCGAACGCAGAAGGGCATCGAGGACCGCACGATCCGAGTCACGCCCCGCAACCTGCTGGTCCCGCCCGCGCTGGAGACCACCGCCGAGAAGTGGCTGGCGAGCATCGCGCCCGCGACCGCCGCAGATGTGAACCCGTTCTCGGGCTCGCTGTCGCTGGTGGTAGAGCCGCGCCTGTCCTCGGCCACCCGCTGGTATGTCACCGCCGACCCCGGCGAGATCGACGGGCTAGAGTTCGCCTACCTCTCGGGCGCGGAAGGCCCGCAGGTCGAGAGCCGCTCGGGCTGGGACGTGGACGGCGTGGAGATCCGGGTGATCCTCGATTTCGGCGCGGGCTTCATCGACCATCGGGGCTGGTTCATGAACGCCGGGGCGTGAGCATGGCCGACCTCGCCCAGCTCACCGCCTGGCGGGACACCCTGATGGCCGCGCGCTACCGGGGCGTCCGCACCGTCGAATACGACGGCAAGCGCGTCACCTACGCGAGCGACGGCGAGATGGCCGCCGCGCTCGCGGACCTCAACCGGCAGATCGCAGGGGCGACCGAGCGCATCTCGGTCGTCCGCATCGCGTCGTCCAAGGGACTGTAA